AGATTTCTGAAATTACTGCAAAGTATGTCAGATGAAACGAAGAAAAAACATGCCAAGTATGTCGAAGGGGCAGAAGCTGGTATGTTTTATAATACAGTTACAAAAAAACTGTATAATGGGGAGAAAGGAATAGAAGTTATTCCTGTGTTTTACAAAATGACTTACCCTGAATGGGCACCTTTTGAAAGAAGCGAAGGTAGACCAATCAGCAATGATAGGGGTCCAAGCGTTATGGCAGAAACTACTCAAAATAAAGGTAGCAACAAAGATGTGTTGAAGAATGGTAATGAGATTATCAAGACAGCAAATCATTTTGTTATCATTAACGGAGACAGACCTGAGAAAGCTTTAATGACAATGAAGTCTACTCAGTTAAAAGTCAGTAGAGGATGGAACTCTCAAATGGAAGACCAATTTGAGACAGATCCTAAAACTGGCAAAGCTGTACCAGCACCTATGTTTTCAAGAATATACAGATTAAGATCTGTTGAAAATGCAGGAAGCAATTTTAATTGGCATGGTTATAACATAGACATGGTAAGAAAAGTTGACAACGCTGGACTTTACCAAATGGCCCGTGATTTTCACAACTCTTTAAAGAACTCGCAGCAAAATGCTGCCACAGTTTCAGGGGAAGATAAATCAAATTATTAGTTTCTCGTGAGAGAAATGTGGGCGGTCATAGGGAGACTGAAGCCGCCCATAATAATTGGGGATCGTTATGGTTAATGAATTTATAAAATTATTTACTGGATATGAAGGTGATTTTGGTATTGCCGACATGTCTAAAACTTCCTTAGACTCTAATAAAAATAAAATAAAACCTAATTACGAATGGGCAGGTAGACCTGTATCTGCAATAGATTACAAAAATCATATAGAAGGAAAAATTTCTATAGGAATACAACCCTGTAGATTAAACAAAACAGTTCAATTTGGTTGTATAGATATTGATCCACCTGATTATGGTCAATTTAAAATAGAAGAATTTTTAGCATTATTTCAACAATACAAACTACCTTTAATACCAATCCTCTCTAAGAGCGGAGGTTTGCATTGTTATTTATTTTTAAAAGAACCAATACCAACAATAGATTTAATAGAGGCATTTAAATCTTTTTTACTTCCTCTAGGTTTATCTTCTACTACAGAAGTTTTTCCAAAACAGAAAGAATTAAAGGAAGATGACAAAGGAGATATTAAACCAGGTAATTTTATAAACTTACCCTATTACAATAATGGCGACTCAACTAGGTATGCTGTAGATAAGAATAATTCTAAACTATCTTTAGAACAGTTTATTAAATATGCAAACGAATCAAGAATAGACAAAGAAAAATTAAGTGAATTAGTTGCCAGCACCTATAGAGATATATTACTAGGAACAAATGCAGAGTTTGAAGATGGTCCACCTTGTTTAGCATTGTGTTCTAAAAAGAAATTAAGTGATGGTAGAGATCGTTTTATGTATAACTACATGGTTTTTGCAAAAAAGAAATATAAAGATAAGTGGCCAGATCAAGTAGCGAAAGCAAACTACAATTATTTAGAGGACCCTTGGGATAAATCAAAACTAGACAGTAAGATAGCTGCATGGAAAAAAGACACAGCAGGACATACTTGTTATGAAGAACCTATACAGTCTAAATGTATGCGTACTTTGTGTTATTCTAAACCTTTTGGAATAAAATCAGACGGTATAACTACATTTCCAGACATAAAAGATTTTGCAATTATAAAATACTCTGACCCTGAGTATAGATTTAACATTGTCATGCCTAACGATGACAACGTAGAAGTTACAATACCTAATACAAAACTTATGACTAATCAAAAGGATGTCTTAAATTTTGTGTGGGAACAGACAGGAATATATTTTGAACCATTAAAACCAAAAGATTGGAGATCTAAATTAACGTTGTTAAGAAACAATTGCCAAGAGATTACACCACCTGCAGGAACACAGATAGCTGATAGATTAAAAGAAGAGTTGTATCAATATTGTGTTAATGGACCACAAGCTATGAAGCGAAGTCAAATTAACAGTGGTGCATGTCTTACAGAGGAAGCACACCATTTCTTTAGATTTGAGTCTTTCATCGAGCATCTAGGGACTAATTGGAAAATTCCAGAGGAAAGAATTGCACAAAAATTAAAAGAAAAATGTTCTGTAGAGTTTGGACACTCATTAAACATTGACGGCAAAACATTAAAAGTTTGCAGGGTATCACAACTACACTACAAAAGAATAGAACACAAACTAACAGATAGAAAGAAGTCTAATTATTAATGAGATATAAAGTTATAGGACCACCAGGAACCGGTAAAACATACACACTTCTAAATGAAGTAGCGAACTATGTTAACAAAGGTGTGTCTTTAGATAAGATAGGTTATTTTTCTTTTACACGTAAAGCTGCAAACGAAGCTAGAGATAGATTTTTAAAAAGAAACCCTACGTTAAATAAAAAAGATATAAGATATTTTCAAACATTACATTCGTTGGCGTTTACTAGACTAGGATTAAAAGAAGAAAACGTAATGCAGGAAGGTAATTATAAAAAAATAGGTGAGACATGTGGTGTACAAATAAAATATGCAGCATACGAAAAAAATGAATGGAATGGAATTTTTACATCCGACAGTGAATATTTAAGTTTAATAAGCTTGGCTAGAGTAAAACAAATTAGTATATTAGATCAGTATAATTTAAACGAACACATTGGTAAGATTCAAAGAGATAAATTAGAAGCTATAGATAAAGAAATAAACAACTATAAAACTGTGTATGGTTTAATTGACTACACAGATATGTTAGATAAATTTTTAGGACCAAAAGGCACAGCACCTAAATTTGAAGTTATATTTGTAGATGAAGCTCAAGATTTATCTTTAATACAATGGGCTATGATAAAAAAATTAGAAGATGGTTATTGTAATGATGTGTGGATTGCTGGAGATGATGACCAAGCAATATTTGGTTGGGCAGGAGCCGATGTTAATTCTTTTATAAATTGGAAAGCAAAAGAAATACCATTAACAAAATCAAAAAGAGTGCCACAACTTATTCAACAAAAAGCTTTAGATATTATAGAAAGAATTAACACAAGATTAGATAAACAATACTTACCTAAATCTGAAATTGGCCATATAAATCAACGTTTTAAGCTAGCTGATATAGACATGTCTCAAGGACAATGGTTAATTTTGACACGAACAAAATCACTATTAAAACCTATTTCTTCTTATCTCAAAAGAAAAGGTTATTTTTTTGAGAGCAGTCAAGGTAACAGCATAGGTAAAAGTTTGTATGAAGATATAAATAATTTTAAAAGAATGCAGGAAGGTGAGAAGCTACCAGAAATTTTAGAACAAAAAGTTATAGAAAGGTTAGATGACAAGAAGCCAGAGTTTGACAAACCTTGGTATGAAGCTTTTGCTAAAGTTCCATTTCATCAAATTGATTATGTAAAATCTATGTTTGTTAATGGAGAAGATCTATCAAAACCACCTAGAATAAAAATATCTACAATACACGGAGCAAAAGGTGGAGAGGCAACTAATGTAGTATTATATTTAAATCAAACAGAAAACACTTTGAAAGGATCAAAAAGATCGAAAGAAAAATATGATGAGGAACAAAGAGTCTGGTACGTGGGTATTACACGAACCATAGATAATTTGTATTTAATAAAATGTAAAAACAAAAAGAAGGAGTATAAAATATGAGTGTGTACAAAAAACAAATTGGAGGATCACATTATAAATCAATGGTCGTACAGCCAAGTGAGTTTATAAACAAGAACAGGTTGCTTTTTGCAGAAGCATCGGCTATAAAATACATATGCAGACATTCTGCCAAAGGAAAGGAAGAGGATATTAAAAAAGCAATACATTATCTAGAAATGATTTTAGAACGAGATTATTCAAAAGAGAAAAAAGAATCTTGGGCTGAAGGTTATAAGAAATGGAAAAAAGAAAATGATATTTAAAGCACAAACAGAATGGGTAAAACCCACAGAGTTTCCAGACTTACGTCATGCAGATGAGATAGCAATTGACTTAGAAACATATGATCCTGATTTAAAAAAATTAGGAACAGGTTCTGTTGTGGGTAGAGGTAAAGTTGTAGGTATAGCTGTGGCTACAGACGGCTATTCAGGGTACTTTCCATTTGATCACGAAGGTGGTGGTAATCTTGACAAAGATTTAGTTATGAAATGGTTTAAAGATATTTGTGAGTCAACAGCAGATAAAATATTTCACAATGCAATGTATGATGTTTGTTGGATAAGAGCCATGGGTTTTAAAATAAATGGTAGAATTTATGACACTATGATTGCAGCGTCATTAGTAAATGAAAATAGATATAGATACGATTTAAATAGTTTAGGTTGGGACTTTGTTGGCCAAGGCAAAAATGAAACAGAGTTAAACAACGCAGCAAAAGAATGGGGTGTAGACCCTAAAGCAGACATGTGGAAATTACCCGCATTATACGTAGGTAATTATGCAGAACGAGACGCAGAACTTACTTTAGCTTTATGGAAAGTTATGCAAAAAGAAATAAACAGTCAGGATTTAGGATCTATATTTAATTTAGAAACAGATTTATTTCCGTGTTTAGTTGATATGAGATTTAAGGGCGTGCGTGTCGATACCGAATCTGCTCATAAATTGAAACAACAGTTAGGTGAACAAGAAAAACAATTATTATCAGAAGTAACAAAAGAGACAGGAGAAGAGTGTCAAATATGGGCTGCACGAAGCATTGCCAAAGTTTTTGACAAATTAAAATTACCTTATGAAAGAACTGAGAAAACACAGGCACCATCATTTACTAAAAACTTTTTGTCTAATCATGAACATCCTTTAGTTAAGAAGATAGCAAAAGCTAGAGAAATAAACAAGGCACATACAACATTTATAGACACTATTATAAGATATGAACATAAAGGTAGAATACATGCAGATATTAACCAGATACGATCTGACCAAGGCGGCACAGTTACTGGTAGATTCTCATATTCTAACCCTAATTTACAACAAATTCCTGCTCGTAATAAAGACCTCGGTCCACTGATTCGATCCCTTTTCATACCAGAATCAGGTTGCGAGTGGGGATGCTTTGACTACAGTCAACAAGAACCAAGACTAGTAGTTCACTATGCATCCCTAGACCAAGACACAAGCGTGTTTGGTGTTAAAGAAGCATACGATGACGGAGACGCAGATTTCCACACTATCGTTGCAAAGATGGCAGACATACCTAGATCTGCAGCAAAAACAATTAATCTTGGGTTATTTTATGGTATGGGTAAAGCAAAACTACAAGCAGAGTTAGGTGTTAGTAAAGATAAAGCTGAAGAATTATTTTCTATTTACCACAACAGAGTTCCTTTTGTTAGATCATTGACAAAATCTGTATCTAACAGAGCACAACAACGAGGACAGATAAGAACTTTATTAGGTAGGTTATGCCGGTTTCATTTATGGGAACCAAATACTTTTGGTATGCACAAAGCATTACCATTTGAACAAGCTGTTCAGGAACATGGACCAGGCATCAAGCGTGCTTATACTTACAAAGCATTAAATAAATTAATACAAGGTTCGGCTGCTGACATGACAAAAAAATCTATGTTAGATTTATACAAAGAAGGCATTGTAGCGCACATACAAATACATGATGAATTAGATGTTTCTGTAGAATCTCCAG